TTTAGCTAAGTAAATCAGTTTTTCTTCTAAGTTTTTAGCTTTTTTTACTAGCTTCTGATGCACTTGAATCTCACTATCTACACTAGCTAATCTGTTATCTAAGTCTAGTATCCTATTAGATTCGTAAATACGATTTTGTTTTTCATAAGTACACCATGATACAGCGTTTTTCAATACGTTAAACGACTTTGTCCCTGATATACTATCCTTTTCTACAACATAGCAATCATTATTTTTTCTAATTGCATATTGATTGAACAGAAAATAAGAACCATCTGGTCCTTGCATTATAGCCAATTCGCTTAACTTTTCCATATCTTTGTTGGATATGGTTTTTGTAAATTTCTGTAGTAGTTTATCGCTTATCATTTGTTTAACACTTTAAAATATATGTTTCTTAACTCGTCACTTGTATCTAAGAATGTGGGAAGTTGATCCCATTCTGTATGACATTTAATCATGGGCACGTGATCGCAATCACTGTATAGCCATCCTAATTCACTTATCCCATTATAAAATACGCTAGGGTGCTGTACCGCAAAATCAAAGGTCCAACATGGATAAGTCTCATCATCTTGTTGCTCAAATAAGAATCCAAACTCGGTGAATTCGTCAAATCTGATATCGGTTCTTTCTGGGATGCGAACTAGTTCGGGCTGGCTGCGTAATGATATGGCTTGTTGAACTGTATCAAAATTACTCTGAGTATTACGTTTATATCGCCATTCATTGTCCATATCTGGACGATGGCGATTAGGTACATTAGTCTGCGTGATATCAAACAAGGTGTAGCAAGAGATAATGTAACTCATACTACTATTTAACAGAGGTAAAAAAACCCTAGATTTTCTAGGGTTCTTTTATACTAAAAAATATTAGTTAGTGAATGTTGCTGTAGCTGAAACAACTACTGCGTTTGCAAGACTAGCAGCAGTCAATTCTGCACGAATTGCTGTCTGTAGTGTACCAGTAGTCCATGCACCAGTTGGATACACAGCCATTGCCAATGTATCAGGACCTGCAGTTGTGAACTCATACATGTAAACTGTAGCCAATTGCTGAGTAGCTTGGATAGCTAGTGAAACTTGAGTACCAGTCAATGCGCTTGAACCACTAGCTGTAACTGTGAAGAAGTCTAGTTTAGGACCTTGAGGTTGAACTGAAGCACCTGAAGTAACTGCGTTTGCACCACTGTTTGTGTATGCTGGTGAATCTAAGTGTAATACTGGTAGTAAGTCACCGTTTGTTTTTGTAAATTGTGCCATTTTATAATGCCTTTAAATAATTTGAAGCCTACTGCCTCATACATATATTTAGTCCTGGCACACAAAAAACATGGTTTTGGTTTAACGGCCGGCGAGATTTTGGCGACTAAAGCCCATTCTATCAACGAATTTTAATCCATTAGATACAAAACCTTCATGTGTTTCTGTACCGTCATCTAAGTAACCCTTGACTGGAGATTCTTTTGCTGCTTGATTAAGTTGTTCTACGATAGACATTTTTAATTTATACATCTCTACCCAAATAGTAAATGCACCTTTAATAGCTTCTGTGTTCTGTTGTAAATATCCAGGCACAAGTACTTCTTTCTTTGTCTTTGGATCTAATGTAGTGTATCCTAACAATTTCTTACGCATGGGTTCTGTCATTGGTCTAGCTTTGACAAAATCCATAAAGCCTTGTGCCAAATCATTTAAGTTGCCCTCTACGATTCTTTTATTAATGAATACTGTAAATAATTGATTAAATGAATTACGTGCTTGTGGAGCATTATCCATGAATTGATCTACCAATGCTCCGTACTTTTTAATAGCAGCTTGAGTACTTTTAACTAAAGATGTGTCTATTTTCATTTTGGGAGTAATAGGCATAGCACTAGGAACAATAGCGACATTGCTGTTATTCTTAAGTTGTCCAATTGAACCATTTAACGGAGTAGCATCATCTGTTGTCATAGCATTAGCTGTCAAGAATTGATGTACTGCAATTCCAGCTTGTTTTCCAGCCATCAATCTACCCAAATCACTTTCAGCATTTACTTTATATGTAATACCTTTGGGATTCGCTTTGAACATGTAGATACCGTTCTTTTCTTGTAGTGGCTGACTGAATAACAAATCACCCCAATAATAGCCTTTAGATCCACTAGATGCTTTTGCTAATCCAGGCCAAATTTCTGCCATAAGTGTATGTAATCCTGAACGATCTACACCCCTGGCCTGATCATATTGAACAAACTGTTCTGGACTGAATACTTGTCTTCCGGTACCGTCCTTCTTGTTGAACATATGCTTGTCCATGATAGAAAACTGTCCACGACTATTACGTCCAAATATCAACGCAGGATATCCGTCCCACTTAATAGTAACAGTCTTGGGGTTTTTTACAGTAGCTATACTTGCTTGTAACGCACGATTCGCGCCGGCGCTCCCTCCCAAAAATATCAAATCTTCCGGGTGATCTAGGTGACCCTTATCTTCTTTTAGTGAGGCAATCTTATCTACTTTGTCTCTAAGTATTGCTAATGATTCAGATAGGTTCATTTAGATTGTGCCGCCATTGCTTGTCTGACTTTTTCATCAAACTTTGCTTGTTCTTCGGGAGTAACTCCACCTTCTTTTGCTGCTCTAACTTTCCCTTTTGGCATTTTAACTACATTGTTTTTAGCCGCAGGTGGCGTTTCAGTTGTTTGTGATGGGACTCTTGTTTTGGCAGCAGTGTGAACTTTGCCAGTTGGGGTTGTTGTAGTAGTTCCACCAGTAGATGAAGTACTTGTTTTTGGACTTGACAGTTGATTTGCCATCTGTCCAAATGCACTATTGCCGGGCGTGGGGGCAGCAGTTGCACTACCACCGCGCCCTGCTAATGTGTTATCAACATTTTTCTTAACACTTAATAAATCACGCTTGCGTAATGTAGGTATAAGTTTATTGATTTGTCTTACACCAACCTTAGACTGTTGTACTTCCGCAGGAGCTGCCGTTTCTCCTGATTGCCCGGTTGCTTGTTGACTGCCTGTTGCATTCGGTGGCGTAGCTACTTGTTGAGTACCGGTTGCCTTTGTTGAGTTTGCAGTATCCCAACCAAAGTTAGCTAAATCTTCCAACCCTGCACTCATGTTAGGATATGACTTTGCTATTGCATCTGCTTTTGCTTTTATTTGATTCCATATTTCAGGATTTGATGGGGTAAAAATTTCAGGTCTATTCAAATCTTTGACAAAATATTCTATAATTAAATCACTAAGAGATTTTTTATTAGGAGTAGCTTGATCATCTTCATCAATGTTGATAATACTTTCAAATAATCTATTCAATTTGTCAAATTTTTTATTCTCTATCGTAGTTGTAGCAGGGCCGGTTGGATTTCTTCCTGATCTCCAAACTGCTGGTTTAGCAGGTCCTGTAGTCGTTCCTGCATCAGAACCGGTAATAGCACCCTGCTTCCAACCATTATCCAACCAAGACTGTAATTGTGATGTATGAACATAACGAACCTGCGGATCTACACCCGGTCTAGATAAATTAATTTGTGTGAAACCGTTGGGAATAGGTCCGGGTGTATATTTAGGATTAATTACATCTTCTGGACTGGGGTTACTTGTTGCACTTGTAGACTGTGTTGGTGCAGGAGTCATTCCCTGTTGTGCTGCTTGTGCAGCAGCTGCCTGCTTTTCTTGTCTTATTTGTTCAGGTGTCTTAGGTGTGGCCGCAGGAATTCTACTAAATGATGCACCTGTTTGATCGGCGTTTTGTTGTGCTGCTCGTTGTAATCGTATGCGTTTTTGTTCCGGAGTCTCAGGAGCTGAAGGTGCTGCAGGAGCAGCGACCGGTGAATCTACTGTTCCGGACTGTACTGCTCTACCCAAAGCCGATGACATTTGCTTTACAAATGTTTTTATAAATATTTTTTTGGCGTTAGAAGCTATAACATCATTTCTAGCCTCTTTTAATTCACGTAATTTCACGGCTTTTTCCTTAATGATTTGGAAAATCTCTGCTGATCCTTGCTCTTAATTGCACTCAATAGCTTTCGCTCTAGTACCTGCGCCTGTTCTTCAGGGTAATGTTTATTAATTAACTCAAGCAAATTAATGGCGCTGGTTATGATATTATGGGCTCTACTCTCAATAATGTGACTGGTGTCACGATTATTACCAAGTGCTTCTAATTCCTGCAAGAGGGAGCGGGTTTGTTTTTGCATATAATTATCCTACTTGTATTTATCAGTTATTGGGCTTTTCTACACAATTCCCTGCTATCCACGGCATGCTCGTTTGGACAAACTTTTTTCTCCCCATTACGTATTTTTCATAATTATTTAACGTTTGATAATTTGCAACCGTATTAGTCAATTTCTCTAACTTTTCTAGTGCAATATAATTTTCGGTGCTAGTTTTTGTATACAGTTCTTTGTAATTAATAACAGTCAAATTTGGATATTTTTTAAAATCTACAATGTGATTGATAAAACTTGGCAATGCTATATTTTGAATTTTAGATTCTTCCCATAACTCATGAACGGCATATACTAATTTTTCTATATTGTTAATATCATACTTAAAGGGTAGATTTAAATCTATCCCCAATACTTTTAAATATAGCTTAGTTAACCACTCTATAAACTTAATTTCATATGGAATTAATTGCATTCCGACATCTCTCCGATTTAATACCGAAATCCAATTTTTGTATATATTATTTCCTATTATTTCATACCAAACATCTTTTTCGGATTCTATATTGATTAATATAATCTTAGTATCAGGTAAATTTTTTTGAATTAATTCAAAATCTGGATATTGGTGAGTGTAAAATATTTTAGGAACTCCTATAGGGGTATCCGAATCAAATTCAAATAAAGTGAATATAGAGTCGCTTTCCCCCGTATTAAAATCTTTTTTCTTACCAAATCCTAAATCCAACATGTGTGCTTGCTTTGCGCCCGCATAAAAGTTTTCTAAATGTGCAGAATTTTCATCTGTAATCATCATTTCTTTTTTATAATCTGTTAACAAAGAGTATAAAATAAATTTTACAAATCTACCTGATGATCCGGGGGCAAATGACACAATATATGAATTTTTCATTTTATTTTTTTAATGAATTCAATAAAGACTTTAATTTTGAACCCTGCACATCAGCATGTACAGTTTTAGTCAACGGTTCTACTGTTATCTCACCCGTAGCCTGGTCAACCGTATAATCTGTGATTGTAGATTGGGGCTTTAGTGTACTCATAATGTCATTTGCACTTGGCTTTGGAGTATAACTCTGTTCTCCGTCAATCCCAGGATCACTAATACGCATAGTTTCAACATCGTATTCTAAGTCAATTTTCATGCCCACACCCGTTGAACTACGACTTTTCATACATTGAATCTGATACTTACCACGCTCACGCATACTACGACTTGTGAAAATACCAAATACATTATCTGCTGTGTTAATCTTACTGATACCACCTGCAATATGACTGTGATCAAATTCAATCTCATCAACCGCAGTACGATTTAGTTGACTTGCTGTAACTAACAATACACCAAGTTCTTTTGCAAGATTACGTAATTCTTCAGCAACATACTTGTCTTTGATAAACTGATCAGTTGGATTAACTTTGATACTTACTGGCATGACCAAATCTAAGTAATCAACCATTACAAAGTCAATCTTAATACCAGTCTGTATTTGTACCTCTTTCAAATAAGCACGAATATCGTTTACATTACTTTGTGCAGGTAGATTCTTAACACGATACTTACCAGACTTCTTACCTGCCATCTTAACACGTAGTTCTGTTGTATCAATATCTTTGCGAATCGCTTTTGTACCCATCATGGTTAACATCGCATCTGTTCTTAATGATGTTAATTCTTCACTCAATTCTAAAGTGATATAAACACCGCTCATTCCTGCTTGTAACCAACTTAATGCAATATTCATCATCACCAGTGATTTACCTGAACCACTACCACCTGCAAAGATATTCAATTCACCGCGACTCATGCCACCATAGAGAATCTTATCCATCTGGGGCCAGCCAGTAGATACTTGTCCACCACTGTTAAAATATTTGTTGATACGACCTTTAGGATCAGCAAAGTAATCTGTGCCCATGTCTTTCTGTAAACTAATCTGTACTGCATCCTTGATTAGTTTCTCAACAGGTTCAAATTCACCCTTCTCAAGCAAGTCTGCTGCTTTAAGAATTGCTCTTTCTAATTCTTGCCGCTTGGTGAATGATTCAAACTCATCAAAGAACCATTCAAAATGCCCGGCATTCAAATCAGGCACTGGTTCAATTTCTATCCCGGTTGTTGCTTTAATCTGTGTTGCATCTGGCAATACTCTATACTTGTCTGTGTGTGACTTGTACATCTCTGCCACTGGTCTTAATGACCGATCAAAATTCTCGCTATTCATAATGTTCATAACACGTGTATACAACTCCGCATTAGTAAGCATCATTCTCAGAAACAATTTCTGAACGTCTGGTGTATAATCTAACTGTTTTTTAGTTTCTTGTTTTGCCAATTTTCTTCCTTTGCATTTCTATTTTGATTTTACTATTGGTAGCACACTGTAGTATACTTAATAGGGTGGGTAGTTTACCATACTTAATCACAGCGTCATTTACATCTTTCACATCATCGTCCCAATTAGGTAAGCTAACACTATATCCTAATTCTAATGCTCTATCGCACAATGGTAAACCTGTCTTATCTCTATCCGGAACTAATATAATTTGTTTATTCAATGTACTTAATAACAATGCTTGGTCATTATTAATGTCATCATGCATTACCGCTACACCATCAATGCTCAGTGCATCAAATATACCCTCTGTTACAATACATACACTCCATTCTGGTTTCTGCATATCAATGTTGAATACATAACCTGGCTGTTGTTCATTAATGTACTTTGGGGTTTTGTTATCTAAGAATCTACTTGTATGTCCTACAATCTTATTCTTATATGTGTAGGGGATGATTACCCTATTAGCCATCCTACCTTTTTCATACGGAGTGATTAAGAAAGGATAGTCATTACTATCTATCTTCCTTGATTGCAGATAGTCTGTGTATACTTTGTGCAATGGGTTATTACTATCCACAATCTCACCCTCAGGGAGTTTGTGTTCATTGAATTTGATTTTTACTTTTTGTTTTACTGGCTGAGTAAAGTCTATCAAGTCTTTATGTTGTAAACTTTCTAAACTCCATCGTTTAACTTGTTGGTCATCTATACCACACCATACTAATAGATTGCGAGTCTTGGCACTAATTGTTCTGCCTAATACAAAGTTACATTTGAACCCGCAATTGAAACAATGCATTGACCAGTTTGTGCCATCAAACTTGATGCCACCGCGCATTCGTTTGTCTTGTCTATGACCAAAGTGGGTACAACAGATAGCATTGAAGCTAGTCCAGCCAGAACTTGTTTGTTTCTTTTTACCGGGTAATACAGACAGGATATCAAACATCTATTGATTGTAACACAATAGAAACACTAAAGCAAATTATCTGGTCAATAAATTAGCCACTGCGCCCGCATTACTAGTAAATTGCATACGGATGTAAGGATGAAACCCTTGTATAACATATCCAACGGTTTGAGTAACATTAGATACTTCTTCAGTGGTCACAATGTCATACCAATCATTATCTACGATACTGCTACCCTGAATGGTTGTGTTTCCATAGAATTCAATGTATTCAGTTTGGATAGTTAGTATAGGATTGTTGCTAGTGCTTAATACACTCGTGGTGTATGTGATACTACTT